TGATTGAGTCCCTTGCTGTTCAGTTGATCGATGTAGTTATTATCATGAAGAGCCTCGTGAAGCACAAGACCCTTCATGATGCTAAGGTATCAACCCAGCAGAGGATCAGCCTTCTTCGGCTTGGTCTTGCCAGCCTTGGCGACTTCAGCGTTCAGCTTGGTCAACGTGCTGGGCTCAGCCTTCTTGGCGGGTGCCTTCTTTGTAGCAGGCTTAACCAGTTCGGCCTTCACCTCTTCAACCTTCACAGGCTTGGTGACCTTGCTAGGCTTGTTGAACAAGCGACCTTCGATCTTCCAGCCGTTCTTCTTGGCAGTGCGCAAACAGCACACGACCTTGTGGCCTTGGCGGTCGATGGCGACTACAGGGCGCTTGCGTTGACCGTCGAACGCGGCTTCGAGCACGGCTGTATCGTCTTTGCCGCAATCTACGGGGGTCAGCTTGGCGGCTTGGCTTGCTTGGGTGGTGGCAGTCATGGTAGGTTCCTTTCGCGAGGATTTGGTTTGCTGCCAGCACCGCGCTGACAGTGAACGTATTATCATGAGTAACGTCATGAGCTCACAAGGACTATCTTGAACAAACCTTACTTAGTTGTAGGGTTATTTAGGCAAAAAGAACCCGGCCGAAGCCGGGTTGAAACGTATAGCAAGGAGACACCGACCGATGCAGCCACACACCGCCTTCCCCACCACCAGGACACTCGCGAAAGGAACCAAGTAGATAGGCGCTGTATGGCTGCACCAGCAGGCAGACGCATTGTGCCCGCCACGCTAGGTTCAGGCTGGTTTATCCGCTACCGACGGTAGCAGTGGTAGACACTCTACCACCTGACCCACTCTACCACCTGGACAATGGCTACCCCTGCCCCATACATAACAGGAGTACAGCACGGTGGACACACCCTACAGTTACGCACGCGGAGGCGTTGGCAACAAAAAGCTAAGATCGCCTGACACAGACGACTTCTATGACTTCGCGAAAGCATATGCAAAGCCTCGAGCGCTGGACACGTCATACGACGAGTACCACGCTATGGACAAACCCAGCAAGAACGAGACCAAGCGCAAGCTGGACTACTTCGTCGGCGGTACGCTGGAGCCAGCCATCCGTCGTGACAGTAACGTGGTATGCCGCACGCTACTGACGCTGGATATCGAAGAGAACGTAAAGAAAGGCAGTGGCCCTCCGCCTGACCCAGATGAAGTCGTACTGGCTCTGGCTGAGCTAGGTCGGGCTGGCTGGGTGTACACGTCTGTAGGCCACACGCCTGAGTCGCCACGTTACCGCGTTGTGCTGCCTCTAGACGAGCCTATCTACGAGGACATCGAGGACACGCTCCGTGACGCTACCCTGGGTGCAGCCCGTGAGCTAGGCATCAAGGCTTGGTGCGCACGCGAGTCATACGTGCCCAGCCAGCCTATGTACCTGCCAGCCGTGTTGGATGGTGGCACCCACTACAACAAGTTCAAGCGCGGCGCACCCTGGGAGCACACGGACTACCACAAGGAAAGCGCCAGCACTGGTGACGACTGGGATGGCACTGCACCCAAGCCCGTACACGCTACAGACCCGGTACTGGCTGCTGTTATGCAGGCTGGTCTATACATAGGCCCCAAGGACGACCACCCTGGGATGCACTTCATACGGTGCCCCTTCGCCGATGAGCATGGAGAAGTCAATGACACACAGACAGTCTACTACGAAGCTAACTATGACGGTAATCCGAGGGCTGCAGTCAAGTGCTTCGACACAGCACCAGACGAAGACGACAAGCCCCACCTCACTTACACTAGGCTGGTGCAATGGCTACGAGAGCACGAGTATCTCAGTGCTGAAACTGACGGCACAGGGGTACTGGATGACTACGATGATTTCCTTGCCAGGGCGGACATAACTCGCCTGCTCAACGACACCCCTGAAGAGCGCCACTTCGCTGTTGATCGGCTACTGCCCCGAGGCAAGGTCACGGTTATCGCGGGTCCAGGCGGTGTGTCCAAGTCCAGTATGCTCATGCACATGATGGTGTACGGTGCGATGGGCCAATCGTTCTACGACTTCAAGCCAGATGGTGAGCTCAAGAGCCTGTACGTCAGCTACGAAGACGATACGCTCGAACTGCACAAGCGTGTACATGCCTTGTCACACGCACTCCGTGAGTTTGACGATGGCAAGCTGGACCTCATCCACGACGTTGATGCCAAGCTCAAGCGTAACTTCCTCACCTTCGCTGCTGACGACAACGCTGCAAGCTGGCTACTCATGTCCAAGCCAGACCAGCGCTCCCAGGCTGAACGTACAGCCCGCGTTGAGTGGCTCGTAGGCTTGCTCAAACGGGAAGGCATACGGCTATTGACCCTTGACCCCGTGGTGTACACGCACAACATGGAAGAGTCCTCTCCTGGTGAGATGGCTCAGTATATGCAAACCCTGACGTACATCGCCAAGCAAGCCGACTGTGCTGTATGCGTACTGCACCACATGCACAAAGCGGCACTGTGGCAGACCATCGACGAGATCAACCAAGGCTCCTTGCGTGGTGCCAGTTCCTTTGCAGACAACGCACGCTCAGTGGCAGTGGTACTCAGCATGGGCAACAAAGACGCCCCTCTGTTTGGCCTGGAGAGCAGTCAGGAAACAACAGACCGCTACGTTATCTTCAAGCACGTTAAGCACAACTACTCAGCTGGGCTAGGTGTCATGGTCATGGAGCGACGCGGCTCGCTGCTCATTCCCCGGCCCGACATCAAGAAGCTTGACGGTGCTGAACTTGCTGCCAGTAAGGAACGCATGGCTGAAGCCAAGAAGGAAATGAAAGAGGCCAGCAAGTTGAACACCATGGAGCGTCACGGCATGGACGTGATCAAGTGGTTACGCAAGCAAGAACACGAGTGTAGTCAGAACATGGTATGCATCGGCACGGGTAAGGCCAAGCCAGCCGTGAAGAAGATCATGGAGTGGCTGCACCAGGAAGGCCTCGTGGACATGGAGCTCGGTCCCAATCGTGGTATGTACTACGCGCCATCGCAGGAGGGCTTGGACTGGCACGACGAAAAGGAGTTGATGTGAGGCAAATCCGTTCTGATCAGTGGGCCGCACGCGTGGGCCGGGAACACGTAAAACCATTCACGAGTGGTAGAGTGGTAGAGTTTAACAGGTGGTAGAGTGGTAGATGCTAAACAGTGGTGGGTGGTGGTAGAGTGTGTTGCGCTTTTAAAAGCAACACTCTACCTCTACCACTCCAATGTGATTCTTAAACTCAGTTGAACCGTCTACTACTGCTCTGCACAACGGCTAGTTAAGCTTCTGTAACGGTGGTCCGGTCCCTCAGCTTGTTCAACTCGTTCAACATCTTCATCTTCAGAATACACATCATGCCAAGAAGAAAAGCTCCAGCCCCTCCCCCCGCTGACATGGGGCAAAACCCACCAGCCGGAGAAGTCGTGAGACGCAAGCGAGGCCGGAAGCCCGGTACGAACGCTGTCATCACGGCTATGGTCCGAGCCAAGGCGGTTCAGTCAGGCAAGCTCCCTCATGAGATACTGCTGGACATCGCTCGTGGTGAACCCATCGACCACCATGTGTGGGACCCAGAGAAGAAGGCGTACGTCAAGCGCAGCATCTATCCTCCATGGGAAGACCGCATTGATGCGGCCAAAGCGGCTGCACCCTTCTTCGCTCCACGCCTTGCAGCAGCAGTCGTCAAGACACCTGGGTCACAGGACCCCACCTCGCTGTCAGACCAGCAACTCAACGATGAACTGCGCAAGCTGTTGCTGGAGTTCGGCATAACGGACGTAGACCTCGTTGATGAAGACACGCTCGACGGGGCAGGGCTGGTCAGGGACGTTGATGAGTAGTACGTATGGTGTCGGATGTTGTTGACAAGAGAGCACAAGACTCCGGGTTTTGTCAGTGAGTGTCGGATGTTGTCGACAATGCCCACAATCCCTGACAACACACCCAGTCATGCAACTCATCATCCCTGCTTCCGCCCGAACGCGCCTCCACGCCCTGCTGGCTGAACGCAACAAGCGTAAGAAAAGCAAGGCAGAGATCCAGCTTGAGTTAGCCCGTACCGACTGGACCCAGCAAGCACGTCCTAACCAGCTTCTACCTGAGGGGGACTGGGCCTACTGGCTTATCCTGGCAGGGCGTGGCTTCGGTAAGACCCGTACAGGCGCTGAAACCATGCGCCAGTGGAACGCTAAGGGCTTCCAGTACTGCAACCTAATTGGCGCAACGGTAGACGACGCACGTGATATCATGATCGAGGGTGAGTCAGGCATCCTGGCTTGCTGTCCCAAGCATGACCGTCCAGTATACAAGCGTGGTGAGCGCAAGCTGGTATGGCCAAATGGCGCGGTCAGCCTCATCTTCACCGCTGACGAGCCTGAACGCTTGCGTGGTAAGCAGCATGAGAAGCTCTGGGCTGACGAGCTCGCAGCATGGCGCTACGCCGAAGCCTGGGACCAAGCCATGTTCGGCTTGCGTCTGGGCCAAGACCCTCAAGCTGTCATCACTACAACGCCTAAGCCTACCAAGATCATACGCGAACTGGCTGCAGACGAAGGCACTGTAGTCACCACTGGCACCACGTACGACAACCAAGCTAATCTAGCTCCACGCTTCTTCAAGAAGATAATCACCAAGTACGAGGGTACGCGCCTGGGTAAACAGGAACTGAACGCTGAGATCCTGGATGACAACCCCAATGCTCTGTGGAAGCGCAGCAACATAGACGAGCTCCGCTTGCCTGCTGTCCCAGGCGGTGTGGACCTGGTCCGTATCGTTGTAGGTGTTGACCCTGCTGTCACGAGCAACGAGGACAGTGACCTGACAGGTATCGTGGTTGCAGCCAAGGGCAGTGACGGGCACTACTACGTGCTGGGTGACTACTCACTCATCGAGACACCACTGGGCTGGGCTCGTAAGGTGTCTTACGCGTATAGTGAGCATGGCGCTGACCGCGTCATCGGTGAAGTGAACAACGGTGGCGAGCTCGTTGAGCGTAACGTGCGCGTTGAAGACCCTAACATCAGCTACAAGGAAGTACGCGCCTCACGAGGCAAGTCCATTCGTGCAGAGCCTGTAGCCGCTATGTACGAGAAGGGCCTCGTACACCACATAGGCTCGTTCGGCCAGATGGAAGACCAGATGTGTGACTTCGACCCACTGGTAGCACTGAAGTCCCCTGACCGCATGGATGCTCTGGTATGGGCTATCACTGAGTTAGCAGACATCAGCATGACTGGCCTGATCGATCACTACGCACGTGAAGTGAAGGCTGCACAGGAGGAAAAGGATCGAGGCCGTAAGAGTTGGTGGGAATAAGGATAATAGCTCGTCTTCACTGGGTTAGTGCCCTCACCACATGAAAGGAGCCACGTATGGCTAGTAAATGGAAAATCCCCTTGTTCTCCCGTGTAGTCAGTGCTCCTAGCGGGCGTATCGAAGCTGACGCAGAAGGGTTCTTCGAAGCCAAAACACAAGAGGATGAGTTGTTCTTCATCGAGTCTAATGGCGAGGTACCCCCTCAACCCGACCTCCCCACCCTGATCGCCACCTACCCAGCCGCGAGCAATGCCGGGAAGACTGCGATGGTGGGCGACTTCCCGTATTACGCTGACGGCACGGATTGGCGCCACTATGGGTATGCAGCGCTGCAGTACCTGGGCGGATCTGGCAGCCTGTTCCCGGCTGTGCGGCCGGAGAACTACGGCGATGTGAGCACAGACGCAACCGCAGCCATTCAAGCCGCGCTCAATGCGTCCAACTCGATCATTCTGACGGCTGGAACCACGTACACAGTCACTGACACGATTGTGCTGCCCGCTGGCCGCGTCTACATCTATTTCAACGGGGCGACTGTCAATGCAAGTTTCGGCACGAACTACAGCAAGGCGCTATTCAGCAACAACAAGACGACCGACGCATCGACCACGCTGTTTGCTGAGAAAGTGAGCGTGACTGGAAACTGCACGGCGTTTGACATGCGCTTCACCGCGAACAATCCGGGCGCAGGTTTGGGCATCGTCATTGATGGCCTGTATATGAATACGATGGACGGCAATCGCCGCGCTGGCACCAAGATTTTGGACATCGATCAGGCCGATTTCTGCGCGATCCGCAACGTCGTGGCATGGAATCTGGATGTTCCATTCATGCTGGGCCGTGGGGGTCCTCGTCGCACCTGCACGCAGATCCTGTTGGATCTGGTCATGGTTGCCCAGGTTAATAGTGCGTTTCGAATTCAGGGGTTGTCAAAGGCGCGAATCAACGGTTTCGATGTGATGGGCTGTAATTCCGGCTTCAGCTTCGAAGGGGAAAACGAACTGATTGAAATGGTGAATTGCCACGTCGAAGGCATCGGGAAAGCCGGCTACTCCGCAAGCTCGCTTGTTTCCAGTCAATCGGCGGGCACTGGGTTTAACTTCGTTGATAGCCAGCAGCATCGGAAGATTCGCCTGGTTCGATGCGACGTGATCGACCTGGGTGGTACCGGAGGCACCGCAACCGCTGGTATCCGCATTGGCAGAAACGACTTCAGCCAACCGATATTGCAGACGATCACGCTGGAAGACTGTAACGTAGCCAGTGCGCAAGATGCATCAGCAAGCTACAAACCGCTGGTAAACCGTGGCCGCTTCAAGTGGAAGGGCTTGTGGGGCTTTACAAACAACGCGAATTTGTCCGCCAACGGGTTAGGTTATATCGATATGGAGATCGATGACACCTATAACAATGCGGCTCCGTACATTGATTTGATTGGTGGTGGTACCGTGCTGAGCCTTGTTAATGGCTCAGCCACGAACGCGCCTACCATCACTGAGGTATCAGTAGGCACAACTTCATACAACGTAGCCCATCAAGTCGTTTTCAACGCTGCAGGTTACGAAATGATCCGCACGATCAACGCCCCCTATGGCTGGATCACGATCGATGTCGTCGGCTACACGACGTCAGGCAACCCTATTTTGTTTGTTCAGCAAAACGGCGGATCGTTCACGGATCTGGTTCGAATCCAATTTGTCGGATCGAATGACAAGCAGCGTCGTTGGCGTGTTTGCTTCTGGAATGACACCGCCAACCAGGGTCTGAAAATCGGCCTTTCTTGTCAGGCAGTTGGCAACACATGCGTCGTGCAGTCCTTCAACGTTTACTCTGGCTTGCCGCGCCGTGACGTGCCGCAGACGATGGACCATCTCGTCACCGCGCTTCCTACTGCTTCGGCGCGGTGGCGCTTTCACCGCATGGCGCTGCGCAACGGTGCTACCGACGAGACACGCCACACATGTGTAGTGGATGCAGCAGGCACTTACCTGTGGAAACAGTACACGCTGACATGATCCGCGCCGCAGCCCTCGCCCTATTTTTGGTGTGCACTCAGGCGCATGTCCATAACTGCGTAATCTAAGGAGCCATAGACCATGCCAACCAAGACCCCTATCGATCAGGGAGTCATCAGCCGGGTTGTGCAAGGTGCCAAGTACATGCTGACCGGAGTGAAGCCAGACAACTGGATGTCACCCGGCCAGCCTGTTGCACCTCAAGCACAGGAAGAAGCCAAGGGTCGTCAGTTCGACTTCCCTGTAGGCGTCAACACCCGGTACCGACCCCGTGATCAAGAGGCTGTCAGCTTCGAGCACATGCGTGCTCTGGCCGATGGCTACGACTTGTTGCGCCTTGTCATTGAGACGCGTAAGGACCAGCTTGCCAAGCTGAAGTGGACTATCGCGCCACGTGACGAGAAAGCCCAGTCCGACAAGCGGTGTGAAGACATCGTCAACTTCATGCAGTTCCCTGATGGTGAGCTCGACTGGGATACGTGGCTTCGTGCGCTGTTGGAAGACCTGCTGGTGTGCGATGCCGCCACTGTGTACCCACGTCCTACACTCGATGGCTCGCTGTTTGCTGTCGAGCTCGTGGATGGGGCCACCATCAAACGGGTGCTCGACATTACGGGTCGTACTCCGGTAGCCCCTGACCCTGCATACCAGCAGATCATCAAGGGTATCCCGGCGGTCAACTACACCCGTGATGAGTTGATCTACAAGCCTCGCAACGTGCGCACGAACCGTGTGTACGGGTACAGCCCTGTTGAGCAAGTCATCATGACTGTCAACATCGCTATGCGGCGTCAACTGCATCAGCTCCAGTACTACACTGAGGGCAACGTGCCCGAGATGATCTACGGTGTACCGCCTGAATGGAACACTGACCAGATCAAGAAGTTCCAGGACTACTGGGATGCCATGCTCGAGGGCAACACGGCTGAACGACGCCATGCCAAGTTCGCTCCAGGCGGCATCAAGCCCATCATGACCAAGGAAGCCGCACTGAAGGACGACTACGATGAGTGGCTCGCCCGTATCGTGTGCTTTGCGTTCAGCATTGCCCCCAATGCGCTGGTCAAGCAAGTCAACCGGGCTACCGCTGAGTCGGTGCGTGGTGCAGCCTTGTCTGAGGGCCTCATCCCACTGATGAAGTGGGTAGAGAACCTGATCAACCTCATCGTGTGGAAGTACTTCGGCTACCAAGACCTGTGCTTCAAGTGGGTCGAGGAAGACGAGACAAGTCCATTGGTGCAGATGCAGACACTTACGGGCTACGTCAACGCGAAGGTCATCACCAAGGATGAAGCCCGTGAGTCCATCGGCAAAGAGCCCATGACCGATGAGCAGCGTGACGAGCTCTCGCCTCCTGCTCCTGCCATGGGTGAGGACGGCTTGCCTGTTGACCCGGCTGACCCTGACGCTGAGCCTCCTGCACCCAAGGGTAAGAAGCCAGCAGACAAGGCCGAAGACGACAAGGCAGGTAAGTACCTGGGAAAAGCCATGCGGCGACGCGTAGTACCCATCGATCGGGAGCGCACCAAGGCTGCTCGCACAGTTACTAAACTGAGCAAGCTGTTCAAGGGTGCGTTCGGCAAGATCGGTGATCGCGTCGCCGCTGAACTGGCGGACAAGGTAGGCAAGGCTGACACGCCTGACAAGGACCTGGAGGAACTGCTAGCCCAGTTGACCTTCGAGGAGCTAGAGGACCTGGTACCATCGGTCACCGATGTACTGGCGTCCATGCACCTTGATGGCAGCAAGGAAGCGTTCCTACAGGTGACCGGGTCGTTCAGTAAAGAGCAGCTAGAGCTAGCCAATGAAAAGGCTATCGCGTATGCAGAGGAACGTGCGGCGGAACTGGTCACCAAGGTCAGTGATTCAACACGGGACATGTTGCGTTCTGACGTGGCGCAAGCCATGGAGGAAGGCTCTAGCAACCAAGACCTAGCGGACACCATCGCACAGAACTACGGGTTCAGTGATGAACGTTCTATGGTCATTGCTCGTACGGAGACTGCCTATGCTGACGTAGCCGGGAACCTGCAAGCCTACCGTGAAAGCGGTGTGGTCGAGGGTAAGAAGTGGATCACGGGTGATGGGTGCTGTGATGAGTGCCAAGAACTTGACGGTGTGATCGTACCACTCGACGAACAATTCGACGGTGGGGTAGATGGTGCGCCACTCCACCCCAACTGCCGATGTGATGTGTTGCCCGTCCTGGGCGATGACTAAGAGGAACTACTCATGAAACTGAAGAAGCAACTGTACGCGGACATCGCCAAGGTTGAAGACCAGGAAGACGGCACCATCAAGGTATGGGGTTTCGCTTCCAGTGGGTCTGTCGACGCTGACGGTGAGACTATCACTCCCGAAGCCATGAAGGCGGCACTGCCCGACTACATGAAGTTCGGCGCTGTGCGTGAAATGCACCAGCCTCTTGCAGCCGGTACCGCTATCGAAGCGAGTGTCGGTGAAGATGGCAAGACATGGTTCGGTGCGCACATCGTTGATCCTGTGGCTATCACCAAGGTCCAGACCAAGGTGTACAAGGGTTTCAGCATTGGTGGCAAGGTCACCGAGCGTGACACGATGAACAAGTCTATCATCAAGGGCCTGAACCTTGTTGAAGTCAGCCTCGTGGACCGTCCTTGCAACCCTGATGCCGTGATGACGGTGTTCAAGGTCGAGGGCACCCCTGAAGACGACGTGAACGAACTGGCTGAACTGCTGGACAACGGCACTGTCACCCCTGCTGAAGTGCTGGCGCTGGTGAAGGCATCGAAGGAAGCCAAGCCAGTTGAGACAGTTGTCGAGCCTGCACCAGAAGACGTCAACAAGGTGGACACACCTGCTGGCGACACGGTGCAGAAGGGCATGTACACGGTGAGCTCGTTCGCTCAAACGCTGAGCTCGCTGGCCTACCTGTGTGAAGACGTTACCTGGGAGGCTGAGTACGAAGGCGACAACAGCCCCCTGCCCCAAGCTCTGAAGGACTGGGTGGCAACCGGCATTGGCCTGTTTACCGCAATGGCCCAGGAAGAAGCCCAAGAACTGGCTGCAACGCTGCAAAACGCGGTTGCCAAGGGCACAGCTACCACCCCATTGCAAAAACGCCTGCAAAACGCCCAAACCGATACCGATGGTATCGCTAAGGCTGGTGCCAAGTACTCCAAGACAACCAAGGCTACGCTGGCCAATCTGGAGAAGGCAATCGGTGAAGCGTGTGATCATCTGAAGGCACTGGGGTACCAAGATGCTGAAGAGGACGAGGAAGACGGCACCTCGAAAGCCGCTACCGTTGACAATGGCTCGACCAGCGAAGACGCTATCAGCAAGGCGCTGGCTCCGATCAACGAGCAACTCCAGAAAGTGCAGAAAGAAAACGAAGACCTCAACAAGAAGCTCGAAGCCCTCGGCAAACAAGCCGCTCCGGGTCGAGCACTCTTGAAGGTGTTGTCCAAGGGTCAGGACGCACTGCCTGACGTTACCAATCAAGCCGAACAGGTGGAAGCCCCGCCTGAAGGCACTCCCGCACGAGCAGAGTTCGAGCTCCGCAAAGTGTTCCAAGCCGGTGGCACAACGGTCATCAAGTGACCTAGTGCTGTTTTCATC